CCCTGTGCAGCCTTGCGGCGACTCTCCAGTTCACGCACAGCATATTGCTGAAGGTATTGGTTGCCAGATTCCATCACCGCATTGAATGCCGTGAGTTCGTCATCTGATAGCGTTTCAAGCGCCCACTCCTCAAGACGGGACCAACCTTCTTCGCCACCAATTTCCTTAGAAACATCAGAGAAGCGTTGGGTGTTAGCTGCTTCCAACTCTTTAGCTGCGTTGGCTTCTTTCAGGAAGAAGGCTTCATTTTGAGCCTTAAGACCTGACAGGTAAGCATCTACCGCAAACTTGCCAAAAGCATCATACAATTTCTGCTTGGTTGCATCTGACAGTTCAAACTTGCCACCTTTGGAATAGAGTTCCTTGGCAACCTGCTTGGCATCAATGCCTTTCTCTTTAAGGCTGTCAGTTACATCCTGTGGGATGTCTACTGTTACTTCATGTTCTCCGAAGAAGTATTGCACTTCCTCAGTGTCGGTCGCGGTATCATCTGGCTTAGGTTCACCATTCTCTCCGCCATTGTCTCCTTTTTCTGAAGGCTGTCCAGAAGCTTCTCCTCCGGTGTCTTCAGTAGGTTGTGCACCAGCATTGTCATCTTGTACAGCAGTGCCAGCGTCAGCAGGAGCATCAGTAGTAGCAGCATCAGTTGTTACCTCCTTGGTTTCTACCGGACCCTCTTCAGCAGTAGGGTGAGTGGTTGACGGTTCAGTAAATGAGAAAGACATTACGCCTCCTTAAGTTCTTGTTGAATTACACCCGGCACGGCCTTAGCCACACCTTCTTCAAGCATCTGTGCTTGCTGTGCTTGCATCTGTGCTTCCTGTTCTTGTGCCATCTCTTCAGCCGATTTAAGGAACGGCAGTTCAGCAGAGATTTGACCACGCACCCAATCCATATAGTCAGGCCATTTCACAGCAGCTAGGACAGGCTCAGGCCATTGTAATGGCAGTGACATATACTGAGCAAAGTTAGCCAGTTTATCCAACTCAGCCATGCGTCCTAAAGCTTCAATACCTGTGATAATCACAGGGTCCACTAAGTCACTAGTGAAGGACTCCCCTGCCTCCAGCAGACCCCACATCGCTACTGGCGATTGCATAGTAGTAGCAAAGAGGGAGTATACACCACCCATGTTCTGCTCAATCTCTAACGCATCTCGCTGGATTTCTACAGCAGTAACACGTTCGGCGTCACGGCGCGTCATTGTCTCCATCATGAAGACAACACCGATACGGCGAGTGTATACCTCTAGAACCGCGCTAATAGGTGTGAGGTCTGCGTACTTACCTAACTGTACAATATGGATGTCTTCTTCTACACCAGTGACAACCTCACCAGTGCCAGAGTTAACAAAGTGGTCAACATCAGTTTGAGCACCCGGACGAATCAGGTACTTGATATCTGCCATCAGCGCAGCACCACGGGCAACCGCTTCAGATAAGAATTGGATAACGAATAAATCACCGGAGTAATCCTCTGCAAGAGGGCGACCCCAATCCTCACCATAGCTTCGCTTCCAAGTTAATGGGATGAAAGGTAGCTTTTCTGATTTGATTTTACTCACCTTACCCACAGGGATATCATCAGCAGATTGCTTGAGTTCCCAAAATCCATCACCAAGATACTTAGCATGTGTGTACAGCTTAACGCTGTCATCTTCCTTGCACTTCTTACCTTTCAGGCCAACCTCTACTACAGCACGTGTAGCTGGGTCAAAGGTACGTAAGGCTTTCTCTTGTAGCAAGATAATGTCTAACAGGTCGCCATTGGTATCACGGTTAACTACGTAGTGATGCATTGGGATAGCACTGATTGCACCTTTGCTCGGCTTGTATAGCATACAGCTGCCAGCAACAATAAGATGCTTAAATGCTTCTACTACAGCAGGCCGGAATTGACGTTGCTCTAACTCTTTCATTGCCCGTGTTTCCACTTGAGCGAAGATGGTAGATAGCTCTGTCTTCTTCAGGCCACGCTGATTAAGAACCTTCTCACCTTGTGCAGTTAAGTCTACACGGAAGAAGGAACGCTGTGCAGGGAATAGTACTTGCGCTAGCTTGTTGGCTAGATGATTAGTTGCCTGAGCACCTACACCTTGCCATCCATTCTGCGAAGTCTCGTTATCACCTTTGTCATTCATCAGATAGGGCAAGGTTAATTTGGAGTAATGCTTCGCCCTATCAAGGAAAGAGCTACGTTTAGTGGAGAACTTCTCCCATAGCTTAGGTATCTTAGACCGCTTACCTCCATACTCCAAATCTGTGCTCTGTTTCATATTACACCTTCAAGCTAGAAGCTACCGGACGGACAAGGCCGCGCTTACCTTTTGCAGATGCAGTCGCATCATCATCTCCTGCACCAATCTGAATATCTTCAGCTTCAGTCTCGGGCTTACGCTCAAGCTGCTGTGCTGGCACTTTCGCTTCAATACGTGGTGCATCTTGAGCAAGACCGATAGCCTTAAATGCTTTCTTTACAACACCCATGTTATCTCCTTAGAACTTCAGGTTATACACAGTGCCAAACGGTTCAAAGCCAAGTCGCTTATACATACGCCCGACACGTTCTTCATTAATACCAGAGGCGATAGACAGGCGGACCTCAGAGCATTCATTTTCATTAGCCCATTGTTTAAGAGCCTTGATGAGACGCATACCGAGTAGTGTTCCTCTCTTCTCTGGTATAATGTAAAAGAGAATGTCAGAGGCAACTCTTACAGGTGTCCAAGGGGCCAACTCGTGATAGCCAGCCCACAGGAACCCTACAATCTGCCCTTCATCTACAGCAACCCATAGGAATAAATCTTCTCTACTAAGAGATGCGCAAAGGTTATGTGCGCTTTGTTCTGCATTCCATGAGGCTGAGTGATGGGCCACTACCTTGACTTCCTCTTCCACATATTTATTCCCAAGGTTTATAATCTCAGGAATATCTAGGAAGGAAGCTGGACGTATCATTGGACCACCAGTTGTGCTCTGACACAATCCATGATGTAACGCTTCACTTCATCAACGATTAACTCTTCATGAGTCTTAGTCACCTTCGGAGAAGAAGGCTTGAGAATAATCTCAAGCATCTCCATTCCTTCAAATGAAATCGTCGGTTTCTTCTTCGTCTGTACCATATAATTCGTCAACCTTCTCTTGGATAGCTTCTACAGAAAGACCAAGTTCTTCTGCATCAGCAAGTAAAGTATATGGCACTTCCATGCCACAGGATAAAGTTTCAAAGATAGCTTCTGCTACCTCAACTGCACGAGTTGCCTTCATGCTATCAAAAGAAATCTGGTTCATCTTTGTCATGTCTTAATTCTCCCGCTTTGGGCAGACGAATGTTGCCCTTGCTTGAATCCTGAAGACCTTTGACTTCAAAGATTTTACCAATGACATTCAATCGTCCACCATGTTTAATGTCGTGGAACATCTGTTCTGCATCTGCATGAGTCCACCCCTTACCTAACATAGCTTTGATTGTCTTGCCTCCTTTCCATTTGAAAATGAGGTTAGCTACCTTACCTTTGTATTTGCCTTTACCTTCTTCAAAGCCAATACAAGTAAGGTCATAAGTTACCTTACGGACTTCTTTAGTCTGACGATAACCTTTATGTCCTGCTTCATAATCACAGTCCAGTTTAAACACAGCACCCTCTCGGCCTGCGTCTATCTGCTCTTGCGCAAACGCTTCAACTTCTCGCTCATTATGGCAAGGAGTAATAGGAAGGATAGCGTTGTACCCGCTAAGATGAGCGCCGATGCGGCGATGTAAAGCATCGTAACGTTTGAGATAAGAAACATCAGTGAATCCATCATGGAATGCCTTAATAGTTAACATATCGAAGAAGTCGATATACAGGTTGTCTTTAATCTGCTGGCCTATGAAATCAAGTGGCTCAGTGCGATTAGGGTTTACCACTCCTGACAGAGCTTCAAGATAAACATCAACAGCCATAGATTGCAACTCACCAAGATACAACCCGACAGGAAATACACTAAATGTCTTTTCCAAGGATTCAACATTTGCGAGCTTCTTACCAGTACGACCAAAGATGGCAACAGCACCATCATTGCGCACCACAACAGCACTGAATATTCCATCTCGTTTCACTTGTGCATAACATGGAAAAGTTAATTTCTTCTCAGGAACTTCACCGCGATGCTTCACCAACATGAATGGGTGATTGCGGTGGTCTTCTGGAAGACCTAGGAACTCAAAGATATTCATATCAAATATCCTCATCAATACATTCGTGACGATGCTTCTGGAATAACTCTTTGTAGTAGTCTGCTTTCTTCAGGTCTTCTTCAGTATTGAACTTCTTACCTGCACGCAGACGATACTTCAAAGCATTACCCATGCAATACCCCGCGAATTGCTTCTCGGTCATACTACGGGCGATGATAGTAATTGCTTCTACGCCATCAAAGAACTCGTAGTGCTTAGGCTGAGTTACCATATTGTTGTCTAACTTATCAGATGCAAGTTTGAATTTTTTGGAATCCCAACCTGTACCCCTCACCTCACGAAAGCACAAGTTAATGCCATCAATATCATCTATGGTTACAGGGCTATCAGGGTCAATACCAGCTTCTTTGCAGTATTGATTCCAAGGAATCGAATCTTTTTCATTACGAAATACCTTGTCTCCGACTTTAAAAGATGTTTTCTCTTGACCACAAGTACAGTAATCATAACGCTTATGACACTTATTACATTCATAGTGTGACATATTGAATCCTCCATTCACTATACAATCAAGGGCTAGTGCAATATCATTTGGATACGCCAGCCGATAAAGTCTTACCTAGCCCTTTGTTCTATAGTGTCAACTAAATCTTGCCAATCCAACGGTTGTCGCTATTGGTTTGCATCGGGACAATATGAGGTACACCCTCCAGAATAACCACACAACCTAATGCTGGCTTGTATTTAGACTCACGCCCATAGGCAAATGCACGGGATGACTCATCAATTAAGCAGCCACCTTGCACAGCCCAATACTGTTCATGTGTATTACGTGCGTACTCCACAGACATCTTACCGTGCAAGTGACCACACACAAGGTTCATACGCTCATGCGCTGCATCTGCTAGGACAGAGCCAGCAGGTTGATGCTTGAATGCCACTTGTTCACCATTCGGCAACTCAAGAACATGTGTATGCTGCCAATCCCACTGGTCGCCACCTCCATTTGGGAAAAAGACTTCACGGTAGGTGCGAAGATATTGCACTGGAATACCCTTGGCGCTTGCCTTACGGAAGTGCATAGAGCCGTGATTAGAATGACACAGGCGCATCACAGGGAACATCTTGTGCAACTTGTGCATGAAGACACGAGCCTTCTCTAGCTCCATGCCAGCACTATCCAGATTCGGGTCAGAGTCATGGAAGGAGAGGGCGTGTTTATCTGCCTCATCTCCTAAGTGAACCACTGTATCTGGATGGTAACGTGCCGCGACTGCTGCAAGGAACTCTAAGGTATCTGGATGCTCATAAGGTGCATGAGTATCAGGGATTACCAGTACACTTCGATGAGGCGAGTCAGGCAATGGTACAATAGCCAAATCCTCGTAGCGGTCAGGAGTCCTGAGCTTACGCTCTTCTTTGATACGCTTATCTTCTTGCAGAAGGGTCTGGTAATAATCACCATTCTTCTTGGTCTTCTTGAATTGACCATGCCAGTATCGAGCCAACTGGCGGGTAATCTTCTTACCCACAGGGTGACACGATAATACACGTGCCATCTCATTGTAATTAACATTACCTTTCTCGTCGGTAGCTTGCTCGATTGCATCAAGTACCTCGGAGTCTTTGTACAAGCTGCGAAGCTTACCCAACTTTAACCTCCTTCTTTCTTGCATAAGCAAGGCGTGCCTTACGGTTCTTAGCCTCGCGCTTCTCTGCCTCCGTTTGATGTTTGTGATATAACTTATCTGTCTGAGGCGTACTATGTAACTTCCAGTATTCATATAGTCGCTCTAACCATTGAAGCTGGAAGTAACGGTTGTTACCAGCCTTACCGTAACCAGAGATAACACCCTTAATCTTTCCTTCTGCACCATTGCAGCCTCGGCATACAACAGCACGGCAGAAGCCTGTCTCATGGTCATGGTCAAGTACACGGTTTATAGGAGTAACAGCCTTGAGACTGCCGCCACATAGTGGGCACCTCCATCCTTGCTTCTCTAGCAATTCCCTCTTATAAGCTGCTACCTCCGATGATTTTAATTTGCTAACCATTCCGCATCATCTCCCCACAAGATTGGGTTCTTATCGGCTCGCCATATATCACCTTTGAATCTTGCCATGTGAGCTAGGCGACCACATTCGAGCATCAGGTCAAAAGCCTTGCCGATACGATAACCACCTCGGTAATTCTTAATCTTAACTTGTCCATGTCCGAACTTAGCCTTGTAAGCACCAAGCACTGCCATGTACAACTCTTTCTCTGTCTTACAATCTTTGAGAAGATCATAGGCGTATTTAGCACCACGTCCAGGTATGCCAGCATAGTTATCAATATCATCACCGATAATCATCTGTGCATAATGAAACATGAGGCCAGCACCTTTAAGGTCTTTAACCTGACCATTAGCCTTACGGCGTAACTCAAGCCAACCCATAGGCTCTACCCATTTCTTCTCTTGACCCGGCTGAAGATGCCAACCGGGAACAATCATCAAATCCTTATCTAAGGAAACGATGCAAGTATCAGAGAATGCTTTATGCTCTGGACTACCGATAGGGAACTCGTTACCTGTATCTTGCTGGAAGCGGCGGTGGCTGTCCCATTGTGCAATGCTCATGAGGTCATCAGCCTCTTCTCCATCTGCCAAGATTGCACCATGAACCTCTAAGAGATGCTCTCGCAATTCATAGAAGAATGGAGGCTTCTCGGTCTTACGTTGACCCTTATAAGGCTTGGTGAAGGCTAGGCGAACACGGAAGTTAGCTTCTGATTTCGTCATGAATAACTTAGCTGCATCACACTCTGCTGCATACACCCAAGAGTTGAGCAAGGAGTTCACACGGTCACACGCTTGCTTACATTCAGGTGTATCTTTGATTGATGGGACTTGTCCTGACTTAACACGAGTTGTGGCTCGTACATAAGTCATGTCACTGATTGTATAACCTACGATGTAGGGTAACATGTCAGCATCTATTAAAGCGATTCTATTACCTTCAGTTGGCCACAGCAACAGGTTATTGTCTTCCGATACTGTAGCTCCGAAGTCGAAGTTTGGTCGCATGTAGGCCACTCCTTCAAGATGTGCTCTACAATAGACTTTGCTACTTGGAAGGAACTAGGGTCATAGCGGTCATCCGTATCATGTAAATACTCATACACTAAGAATATCTCACCATCTAACCATACTGTAACGTGTGTCATATAATCCCTATGTAAGCGGCTAAAGTATCTATTATAGTCAGCGCGTAAACGAGATTCAATAGTCGGCATAATTCATTCTCCAATAACTATTACGCAAAAGACCCTGCCTACACTAAGGCAGACAGGGCATTAGATGAGGTGAGCGTGATAGTCAACCAGGACTAACAGAGGCAACACCTGCTATTATCAAAATTCTTCCTCTTCGCTTACCGGAGTTTCCGGTGCAGCTACTTCTTCTGCTGGAGCTTCAGCTTCTTCAGCAGCCTTAACTTCTTTCACTGGTTTACCAGCAGCAACCCAATCCAGATATTCAGCTACGATATTAGCCTTACCAATCTGAGCTTTGTCAGCCTGCTCAGGGAAGCAAGCACGAGCGAACTCCAGACCAGCAGCGAAGTTACCCATGCTGTCAATCTTAGCCTGAGCTTCTTCACGGGTATCGTAAGCCTTAGTACCAGCTACCAGTTGATCAGCTTCATCGACGATAATGAAAGACTCAACGGATACCAGAGCAGCACCTTTAACAACACGGTTTACGATAGTTTCAATCTTGAACATATTAAATTCTCCTTTTGTTGGTTATGGCATTATCGCCGATTAAAATTCTTCTCTTCTATAGTGTCCAGTAAATACCGGACACCGATTTGTCTCACACGTGAGACTTTATAAAACTGTGTTCACCTGAGCAATGTCATGCGCCGGAAGCGATACGCCGTGGCGTTTCCCCGTAGCTGGGTCGCTGTAGTTCACCACGTGCTGTCCGTCGCGCCAGATGTAGTGCAGGTCAGCATAAATCTCCCCTTCGGAGAAAGAGTGGAAAGTGCCACCTCCGAGCGTTGTGATACCTTTCTTGCAGTGCAGGGTTACGATTTGTACTTTCATCCTTTCTCCTTAATATTCCGCGTCCTCATCCATCTCCGGTGCAGGAGTATCTTCTGCTTCAGGTACTTCCTGTGGAACAGACTCACCAGTATCCAGAGATTTACGATTAGCTGGAGTAGCATCCTCGTCATCTTTCTTCTTGGCTTTCTTCCACTCTGGGTCTTCTTCACGAGCAGCTTTAATGATTGCTTCTACGTGAGAACCAGCAACAGACAGGTTCTTACCACGAGGTGTTTCATTAAGGAAGTATTGGCGTACCAAGTTAGCAGGAATGTCATCAAGGATTTCTTTGGTCAGCTTGTCGAAGGTGATGTGACCTGTCATAGACAGACCCTCTTCTTCAACCTGAGCAATGACAAGTTTCTTAAGCTTGTCAGGCATACCACCGAATCCTTTCCAGTTAACATACTTGAATGAACCATCGTCATTCTTGTCACCAGAGCCAACCATAGTTGCAGTCAGGCATTCCCCGATAAAATCATCGAAGCCACCAAGCAATTCTTTGGGGTCAACTGCATTCAGGAACTTAGTCAGTGTTGCCTTATCACCAGACTTCAGAGGAACAGCCATCCATTGTTCCATGCGAGAATCATCTTCGTTCTTGTCATCGTCACCCATCAGTACAATCTTAACAAGAACAAAGTTTGCTGGCTTCTTAACTTCAGTGGTATTACCTTTCTTAAAGATATCTTGGAAGGAACCCACATGAATGATGCCAGAGATTACTGCTTCATGATCACCAACTTCAGGGTTCTTAAAAACCTTACCTTCAGCTTTAGTAACCTGAGCACCAAAATCAAAATCACCACGTGCCATTTATTTAGTCTCCTATTGTTACACTACACAATCATAGGCCGAACTAAGCCGACCTATTGTTCTATAGTGTCCAGTAATTATTTGGTCAGGTTGTCTAACTCAATTTCCAGCATAACAATCTCTTTCTTCAGGCTGTCAGATGCGGCTTGATGTACAATGGCGATGGATGCCTTGTTCTCTTCAAATTCAGCTTTCAGGCTGTCGCGCTCTTGCTGGTGACGTGCCAGCATCTCTTCAACCTCTTTGACTTGGCGTGCATTAAGGTCATCACGAGATTCATAGTAGCGGTTATGGCAGTCAATCATTTGAGAACTACGATGTTCTTCAACTTTAACTTGCTCTGCCTGTACTGCTTCGATGCGAGACTCAATAGCTTTGATAGCCTTGGACTTGAACTTATTAGCCAGACCACGAAAGTATTGAGCTACAAATACCAGAGTAGTTACCATAGACATGTTTATATCTCCTATATTTACTTAATTACCTATACTACCTTATAAACCTAGATTGTCTAGGCTTTCCTTCTATAGTGTCCAGTAAATCAATGTACTACTGTGACATTACCTACAACTTGCTTGGCATAAGGCTGGATAGCTTTAATATTATTAATAATATGATGTAAGAATTGTTCCTCTGTTAAATGCTTACAAGTAGATTTAGCGAAACTAAAGTGTCTTCTAATCATCATACCTTCATTGGAACGCACCTCTATTACTCCAGAGATATGACCTCGCTACCAAGCCTTAACCTCAATACCTATCTTACGGTCTTTAGTTAACTGATAAGAAGTATATTTAATCATAATATTTCCTTAGTTAAGTTATTCATAAAGGCCACTCGTAAGTGACCTTGAGTATAACTCAGTCGTAGTTACCATCACAATCCGGGTCAATGCCAGAGAAGGCCCAGAGTACTACCATAAATAATATGATACCAAGAATAATAAAAGCAGTTTGCATTAGTCGTAACCCTCTTCTTCATCAGGTATATCTAGTCTCATACTCCCATAACAAGCAAGCATAAGGAGTGTAAGAAAGAAAGTGGAGAATAGGTAAACAATGTCAAGCCTATCCATCAGTGTGTTTCCTTCCAACTTGCGCCAATCTTATATTCGCCTGCCATCGGGCAACGCATCTTCAGATACTGCCCTGCCCAAGTCATGGCGTCGGCAATGATATGACCTGCACGGTGATAACGGCGCTGGCAATGCAATACACCAGCATCAGCATCAACACTAACGAGGTTTGCAGCAGACCACATACGTCCTTCAGAATCCACATGAACACGTTTCTCCTCTGCATCGAACACTGCTTTCACGGCAGCCTTCTCTGTTTCGAACCCATCTAAGGTGAAAGGTAGGTCGTAGTTAAGATACAAGACCTCCTCTTCAGGAACTTCCATCTGGATTTCATCATGCACGTTAGCCACACCACAAGGATTTCCCATAGCATCCAAGGCTACACCTTCCTTGCGCATTACTGCAAATGCCTTGACTAATGCATATTTCATACACAAAGAGCCAGTCATCTGGAGTAATACGTTAAGCATCGTGTGCTCTTTAAGTTCACCACCAGACATGCGGATGCGACCCCAATGCCCATCAGGTGCTTGCAGGTAGCCAAACTTGTTACCTTGTGCGATAACATTCTCACGAAGACGTGCAAGAGACGGCAGTTCAATCTCGAATCTTGCCACAACTTCCTTCATTTCTTCCTCAGTAACACCACATACTGCTGCAAGGTTGGCTATACCAGAGCCATAGAGGAAGGCGTATATAAACGTCTTCGCCATATCACGCTTAGGAAGACCAGCCTTCATCTGGTTATGCGTATGAATATCACCGTGCAGTACAATCTCTTGGTACTCAGGGTCATTCATGAAGTGAGACAGGACACGCAGTTCAAGACCTGCACCGTCACAACCAAGGATTAGCTTGCCTTTCCCTGCTATGAATAAATCACGTAAAGGATACAAGCCACGGGCAGGAATATTAACCACGTTACGATGACGCATACGGAACGTAGAAGTGCCAATGCTAATAGCAACAGCTGGAACACGCCACTCTCCGTCATCCTTGTCTGACGTAGGCCAGCATCCGTACCTCTCGTAGTATTGCTGCGCATTGATTCCTATCTCCTTGTTAAATGCTACAGGTACAAGGCCGCGACACTTTCGTACACCAGCTTGCGAAGGCCACGTCCCTTTCTCGTTGAAGGCTTCAACGTCACCACGGTTGAGGATCTGACCACGACGGGATACGAGTATGTACCATGCAGCGATACCCAAGCACCAATCGGGTACTGTTTTACCTTCACGTGCGGCTCTCTCTTGCCATAAAGTAAGGGACTTTTCATTTATCTTCCCACTCCAAGGTTTGGGTAACACTCCATACTCATCAAGGTGTGCTTGCTCGGTATCATTAAATTCAACACCCTTCCATCCATAATCATAGAGCACTTGCTTAACTGTATCCCTGTTACCCAAGGGGATCTCTTCGAAAGTAACAGGCGAGTAAGCGCCAATCCACTTGATGCTTGGCGTGTCATTACGGTTTCCTCTAAGGTGAGGAAAGTCTTTCTTGACACTAGCCGACCAATCACCAGACTTAGTAGTGACACTCCATACTGTCTTGCGATCTCCTCGTCTCTCGGCATGAAGAAAGTGTGAGGGGTCAAGGACAGTAGGTATATTGTTGCTAGCTCCATACTCATTTGCGCGTTGGCATACTTCATTCTTTTCTTCCGGTTTAAAAGGTTTAGACTTGATACGCATAGGCATGTGAGGGCGGAACGCTGCGACTGTCTCGTCAATCTTAGCGTCCAATTCTTCGCATCGCGCTAGTGCTTTGTCAATATCCAGACGGAACCCGCGCTCGGCCTGACGGCTCATCTCCAGCGCCACAATGGACTCCATGTGGAAGGCTGTCTCAATCCCTAGGCCAGTACGTTTGTTCACGCCACGGCGTTTGTGCTCCATCCATTCCCCGTTAAAGAGCCAGAGGAACAGGTCACGACCAATCGCCACATCCTCACGTACACGGTGAACCATGTGATCAGTTAGTTTAGACCAGTCCTCGTTCTCTGGTTTATAGCGGCCTATACGAATGCCGTGCGCCTCAATTGAGTGAGGGGCGACGTTACCCATACCTTTGGCATATGCTTGCGGAGGAAGGCGTCTATCGGGGTTTAACAGGCGACTCATTACCAGCGTATCCATGACTCGCACCGGACACAGGTCAGCACGGAGTCTGCCCTTGCCGCGCTTCTCGGTATAGTTAAAGCCTTTCCAAATATCAGGGAATGCCTTCTCAAAGAGAAGGCCGTCATACCCTAGGAAGTTCTGTGACACAATAGCTTCACAATGCTTCAGGAAGTTAACACCGTCAACCAAGGTTCCATCTTGATGTCCTTCCCATTCCTTCAGGCGTTCTCTTGCTTCAGGGTCACGCATCTCATACGGGTCAAAGAAGAGAAACTCCTCGGTAGTAAGCAAATCCATGCAGCAAATGATATGCACATCTTCACGGTGTCCATATCGGATAGCGTCAAGGAGCCCTTTAGCTTCCGCATCCATCACGAGGATACGACCTTCTGCCTCCTTCTTCCAATCAATAGTCTTCATACATTGCCTCTGTTTCGTAGTAATCATCTGAACGTTCGGGTTTTGGATTCATTGAGTCATAATAGTCCCAATCAGAATCATAATCACGTGGCATAATGCACCTCCAATCAATATGATGAAAGGCTGTCTCACGTGTGAGACAACCCTTGACTTATCGACTGCGAATCTTACGTTTCACTTCACTTCCCTTGATAACCTGTTCACGCGTCAGGCTATTCTTCTTTGCTTCAGCCATGGTTAACTGTGCAAACAGGAAGGCTTGGTTAGTAATCTTGGCTTGCAGGTCTTCATGACCATCGAACATTTTAAGACTATGTTTATTCTGCATGTTTCACCATGAAGCTGCCAATGACTTTATGCTCTTTACGAAATTGCTTTTCAGTCAGATGACCTGTAAGCGTCATCTGGAAACTAGCACACATCTTTGCACCAATCAACGCAATCCACTTTCCACCACCATATCTTTTGACACCATTGGGTGCTACTATGGCGTAGTGTTTGCAACCATTACATCCAATATAAATAAGAACTTTAGTCATGATTAACTCCTTAGATATTCACGTAGGTTTCTTCAGTAACAATAGGGAGGTACAGTAACTCTTCATCATTCAAGATGTGAAGACCTTTCAACCCTTGCTTACGAATAATACCTTCTATAGTGTCGGCAAAATGCTTATTAATTACACGTCGTTGTGTACCGTGTTCTGTGATTGCATGATCAACATCCATGATTCGTACAGGTACATTTGGATGCATCATGGCTTCGCCAATCTTTACCATAGCTTGTCCTGTGGATTTACCAAGAGCACGAGTGTTAAACTGCGTAACACCTAGTGCAGTGCCACATTGCTTAATCATTTCACTTTGAGTCTTACCAGTGATTACATTGCGGCGATCTTTATTAAGTGTAGTCTTACCTTTGCCATATGCCTCTGCTAAGGTTTGAATGCCAGCACCATAGCGAGTAGAGAATAGTAACATCTTATGCATCTGGCGAGCACACTTATAACAAAGTTCATCATGTATACACTTGCACTGGTTGTCTGCTTCTACAATTTTCTCAAGATAGTTATGGGCTAATCGCTTAAGATAGCTTTGAGCATGACCATTAGTGTACATAACAGTATAATAGTTCTCTGAAATGACACCTACATAACCAATCCACCCTCTACGTTCAGATTGTGTATTAATATTACGAACTTTATCACCTTCATTTAATACTAATTTGCACATAGTTAATCTCCAGTTATTTAATGTACTTAATAAGAGCTTGTCTCACATGTGAGACAAGCCCTGATAAATACACTAATCAGAACTCACTTTCTTCATCGAAGTTAGTCTCTTCTATAGTGTCCGGTAAATCTGGTACTTCTTGTTGCCTTGCTTCACCTGTATCAAATGACTTAGTACGAGCTTGTGGTTCCATTAAACGTCCGGTTTGAATGTCACCCTTAAGCATGACCTTGGTTCCAGTGTAGATACCTTGGTCGCGGTCTTTGACACATGAGATGTACGTGGTAGTCCTTTCGTCAAGCGTTTCAGCTCTTGTATTACGCTCAATCCCCAAGGCGTAAGATGCCCAGAATCCGATAGCGCCTGAGCCTCGGAAGTCAGAAAGGATAACTTCGCCACCTTCTTCGTGTTGGGTACGGTTTGCCGGAGGACGTGTAAGGTGTGATACAAGGAATATAGTAACCGGGTGTCGGTCTTTGATAGTACCAATCCGCTTGACGCATTCATCAAGTGCACCAACCTTCCCACCAAAAGCACGCTCATCTAATTTAATCCCCGTTAAGTTATCAATGATGATATTAGAAATGCCCATAGCCTCAAACTCTAGGCAAGTTTGCTCTACCTTTTCCATCGAATAGTCACCCTCTAGGTCAGCCACAAACAGCTTACCTGTATCAGCTACATAATCAATGGCGGCGTTAGCTTCTTCCTCGGTGTAGTCGAACACCTCACGGTATCCATCTTCTTTCGGGTCGTTGGTTGGCGGTAACTCAATACGCTTATCAATCCACTTGCCGATAAAAGCACGGGACACCTTGACCATCGGGTCTTCTGTAGAAATGATGCCTACAGATTCACCGTGTTCTTCAATGAGGTGCTTAACTACTTCACGAAGGAACTCAGTCTTACCTACACCAGACCCTGCACCTACAATGATAAGCTGGTTCTTACGAATACCTAGCGTTACCTTGTTCAGCTTAGGCCAAGGCCATGATAGTCCTTGCTCTGGACGTGCAGCCTTGAGCTTATCCCTTTGAGATGCGATAGATTTAATCTGGCTACCAAAGACTTCATCAGATGACTTGGCATTAAACCATGCATCTACAAACTCTTTAGCCTTGCCAGCCATCAATGCCTTGTTAGCATCTTTGCAACCAGAGGGGTATTCAAGGATATAAGATTTGCCAGGAAACAGGCGAGCCGCTTGCTGGTTCTGCTTCTGCCCTACCTCATCCCCATCAAAGCCCCAAATAATCTTTTTGAATTGGGCGATGTGTTCACGGTTCTGTACTATCTCTTCAAGGCAGGACTCGCCCTTGTTGACAGACCACACATGATATGGTTGTCCTTCCCACTTAGTACCCTTGGCAGAATCAAGGAGCATCTGCTGCGCTGCTAGTGCATCAAGTTCACCGCCTACAATAAGCAAGCAATCCTTTCGTCTCCCCTTGTCTAACACGTGAGACAAAGTGTTCATACCGAAAAGGTCTTGCATACCAAAAAGTTTACCTAGGTGTCCGAACTTAAAATCCTTCGGCAACGTCCGGCATTTTGCTCCAACAAGCACACCCTTTTCATATCGTGGATAATAGTGACGGTTGACTCTTCCCTCTTCATCGTGTCCAACGCGCACATCGTACATTGCTGCGATGTCACCTCGAATGTGACGGGATACAAGGTTCTTACGCTTAAGCGTGAGGAACCATTCAACATCAAGTTTCCACTCTGCTTCTTGGTCTGCCCTTTCTTGCTCATTCATAACCTCCCAACGGTCTTTCATACGCATACCACCAAGTGCGATGGCGCGTAGCTTAGGGTCGCTTATCTTCCCTTCCTTCTCCATTTCTTTGAATTGAGAAGGTGTATATTTGATATTGCCAGTAATAGGCAATTCGGTTATCTCGATGCCACCCTCTGGCTTGTGGTAATAAGGTTTACCGTTATCATGGAAGTGACCACGGTTACAGTATCCTGCTCCGTCGTCAAATATCATAAGATGGTTGCCAGTAATATCATGTCCATTCTTTTGACAGGCAGGACACGGTACATTCTGAATAATAGCCATAACTTAGAACTCCCACGCAGCGCGTTTAGATGCACGGTCACGGACAGGTTTATTCAGCTTCTTGCCTTTCTTCTGCCCTTCTTCCATGTCAAAACGGTTAGCTTTACGGGTCATCTTCTCAAAGTTACGCATGGTTAAATCTCCAAAGTAAGTTAGTCTTATCTATACTGTCCGGTAAATACGAAGTCTCACATGTGAGACAACCTAGATCTGCCCTTCCTCTAAGTAGTAATAAGAGGAAGGAAGAAGGTAATAGGTATTCCTAGATAACCTATATAACCTTTAATACCTATTACTTCCTTTTATATCCTTTATCTTCCCTTTCTTTCCCGTCTCCGACGGCTGTCCTATAGTGTCCGGTAAATAAGTCTCACATGTGAGACACTTTATGTTAATGAAATGTTACCGGTAGTAGGTAAAAGAAAAGGCCACTCCCGAAGGAATGGCCTATTAATATTATGCGAAGCAATAGTCAGATACTAAGATTTCGTTAAGATCAAACTCTCCTTGCTCTGGCACTTGGATTCCGGTGTCTACTAACCAGCGTTCTTCATGCTCATCTAACAGGCTTTGCAGGGCATTACGGCCTTGATACATCTTCACCATTTCTGCCCTTAGACTATCACGTAGATCGGCTGTACGACCTGCGTGAGTACCGAAAGAATCATGAATGACTGCGATAGATGTAATCCCTTTATCAACAAGGTCGCAGACTGTTAAGATAAGGTGACTGGCATCATGACCATGCACAAAGTTAGGAGCAGCAGCGCCCATCATAGCCGTTTCATCCACTACGTCCGTTTCAATCTGTAGACTCATCTTGATTTCTCCCATCAAGCAAGTAGATACGCGGAGCATATCTGTCGCCATTATCTTTTGTTGCAAGATGAAGCCAGTAGGCAAGGTATACTCTAAGCCTTCATTCCTTTTAGCTGCGAAACGGGCAAGCTGACGAATCATTTTCATTGCCACTATAGGAGCTTTAACCACTTCCGAAATAGAAGGCCAGATTAAAGCTGTCATATAGTTATAAGCTGCACTAGGTGTCAGGCTGTCTTTACGGTCATTATCAAAAGGGTGTACAGGATTGGCGGTACGCCCTTCCGCAATAGCTCGTTGGGCCTCTTTTTCTTCCAAATCAACGATATAATCAATCACTGATTCACGGCAGGTTAGACGTGTGCTGCCATAAGGTAGTGTCATTACGGGCTTTTTGGTCAATCCGCGAGTGATTCCTATCATATCCCACGCACTAGCCATGCTACGCAGTTCTGCACCTGTAAGTGTGACGCTTCCGAATGTGAAAGTCTCTGCATCGTCTGCATTCATGTAGGCGTAATTCTTCTGGATAACAACCTGCGCAACCGCGCCATAAATATCTTGAGGGGAGTCAGAAGGCTTAAGGTTTACTGCTTTCGCACCTACTTCATCGCGTAACATCGCGCTATAGTGCTGGATACCAGAGCAACTACCATCTTGATGGACGGGTAGGTGCGTCATGAATTGGTCTTGCGTTCCTTCGTCCAGTGCATCCAGATAACGCGCATATTCAAAGCACCATGCAAGGAAGCCATAAGGGGAGTCGGCATTTACCC